TGGGTCAAACACATACGATTTGTTCCTTTTTAAAGGCGGTCCGAGGTGCCACCATTACTTCAGCCGTCAAACATACTTGAGGAAGAACAACAAGAAGATCTCAGTCAACCAAGCCAAGAAACTCATCCGAGAAGCCGGGGTCGATGCGAAGCGATTACCCGAAAACGATAAGCGAGTTGCACAACGTCCTGTCGATATGCCGAATGAAGGCTTCATAACCCCCCGATAATGTCACTACAAGCAGAAGTCCTCTTTGTGAATCCGGATTATATTAAGCGGATCACCAACATAAACGGAAGCATCGAGGACGCTTACCTCGTTCCTTCAATTATCCTTGCTCAGGACAAGTACATCCAGCTCTATTTGGGGACTGACCTCCTCAATAAACTCAAGGCCGATATTCAAGCGGGTACGCTCTCCGGCGATTACGCCGTCCTCATGGATTCCTACGTCCGCAAGGCTACCCTTTGGTGGGCTATGGTCGAAATGATTCCTTCGCTTTACGTGAAGATGGATAACGGGTCTTTAGTTATTCGGATATCTGAAGACACTACGAGCATAACCCCGGACGATTTGCACCGAGAGGTAGAACGAGCGCGACAAAATGCGCAGTTCTACACCTTCCGACTGTATGACTACCTCTGTAATAACTCCTCGCTGTTTCCTGAATACACTTCGAACACGGGAGCCGATATGCTTCCACAACCTGCCGACTATTACCAGAGCGGAATGAGTATTTCGGGAAGCAGTAGATATCCGCGTTTGGTAGATTTAAGAGCGTTCTTCGGATGAGAAAGAACCGCAAAGAGAATATAACGCTATTGAAAAAATTCCTCGATGACATCGACAGAAATAATCCTCACAATTCTCCCAAGCGCGATAACGATCGTGATGGTGTGGGTAAACCTAAACAGAGAAATTGAAAAGCTAAAGGGGCGAATAATTCGCGTAGAGTCCGATAAAGACGAGCTAAAGAAGATGATGAAAGAGGTCATCGAGTCAGTTCACAAAATCGAAATAATGCTCGCGAAAAAATGAGATACTTCACCCTTGACGAATTCGATTCCCCCGACTCTCCCGGCTCAGGCGAGATGATGGATCAAGACTTCTTATCTATGCTTGACGAGGCTCGCGATTGCGCAGGGATTCCCTTCATTATTAATAGCGGCTTTCGTACCGTCGCCTATAACCAAGACCTAAAGAAGAGGGGCTACCCTGTAGCGAAGAACTCTTCGCACTTGTTAGGGCTTGCCGCCGATATACACGTAGAAGATTCGAGGGCGAGGTACATCATACTTGAAGCACTTTCCGAAGTCGGTTTCAATCGAATAGGAATCGGGCCGAACTTCATCCATGTAGATTTAGACGTAAATAAGTCGCAACATAGAATCTGGACGTATTGAATAACTTCCGCCCCCGCTTAGATCCCAAACTCGCAAAGGCTATCAAGAGCCTCAAGAAGAACGAGCGACGGATTCTTTGCATAGGGGATTTACATTGTCCTTTTGAGCTAGACGGCTACCTCGAATTTTGCGTGGAGACCTACGAGAAGCATTACTGTAATCAAGTCGTTTTTATCGGGGATATCATAGACAACCACTACTCAAGCTATCACGAGAGCGACCCGAACGGCTTGGGAGGGGGCTACGAATTACAACAAGCTATCCAGCACGTCGCGCAATGGGCTGAGGCTTTTCCCGTGGCTGACGTTATAATCGGAAACCATGACCGTATCATTATGAGAAAGGCCTTCTCTTCGTCCGTCCCTCGTGAATGGATACGCGACTACAACGAGGTTCTCGGTACTTCGTGGAATTGGGTCGAGCGCATTGAGTACGACGGCGTTCAGTACGTCCACGGCGAAGGAGGCACGGCAAGAACCAAAGCAAAGAACGATATGCAATCAACCGTTCAAGGTCACATTCACACGAGTGCTTATGTAGACTGGATGGTCGGAAACAACTTCAAGATTTTCGGAATGCAAGTAGGTTGTGGGCTAGATCGTGACAGCTATTCGGCGGCATACGCGAAGCACTTTAAAAAGCAAGCGATAGGGTGTGGGGTAATCATCGGCGGACATACCGCTTTCAATGTACTTATGGACTTATGAAGCTAAAAGAAACAAAGCTCGGTAAATGGTTCAGGGATAAAAGCCCCGACGTACTCGAAGCAATTGGGGAGCTCGTCCCCGGTGGGGAACTGCTCAAAGCCTTGGGCGTACTCATTGACAAGAGTACCGAAAGCGAGGAAGAGAAAGAAAAGGCGCGGGTCTTGCTTCTCGAACTTGCCAACGCAGACAGAGCCAGCGCAAGAAATCGGGAGGTAGAGGTTACGAAGGCACTTGGAAAGCGCGACTATATGCAGATGTTCGTCGGCATTGCCGCCATGAGTATCGGGATCGTCCTCGTAGCATGGGCGAAGTCGGGGGTCGAAGACAAAGAAATCTTTTTTCATATCCTCGGATTTGCGGAGGGTACCCTCGTGGGGCAAGTCGTGAATTACTATTTCGGAAGCTCTCAGAAATGACGTATCTTCCCGCTTGATAGTTATCTATCTGTTTACGTTTGTTGTTCAATGAGGGGGAGGCCGAACGCGGCTTCCCTCTTTTTTTTGCATAAAAACTCAAGAAAGTTTTGGATAACTAAAAAACTTGCGTATCATTGCACCATGAACAACAAACAAATGGAACAGCACGAAATCCAAATCGATTGTAACGTCTACCTCGAAGTAGAGTATTCAATCCAATACGGAGAAGAGGGAACGTATGATACCCCTCCAAGCCCTTCGACATTCGAAATTCAACGAATATGGCTCAGAAGCGGCGAGTCAGTTATCGACGTAACCGAAGTGAACCCTGCTTATTTAGACTTCCAATTCAAGCGCATCGAGGAGGAAATCGAAGAAGAACTCATGAACCGATGAACGAGATTAAAGAAGACGTTCTCAAATACTGGGAATGGGCACAAGAAGAATTTAAAGGGGAGGATATCGACCGCCTCCGCTTTGAGGTTGACTCCGCGATCATTAACCTAAACAGATACATAAATGCAGAATTTAAAAGAAAGGCAATGGGCAAAGCCCGTATGCGTACAAAGTAGCGTAAACGTTAACCCCGCTTCTTCATTCAACGAATGGGCGCAAAGCCTCCGCGATGAAGACGCAGAATTCGACAAAGCATGGAAGCAATTCAAGACGGCGATAGTGAAAGCCCGGACTTTGAGCAAATGAAAACCGACGCTCTCGAACTCCTTAGAAACTCTTCGCTACGCGATGACGACGGAGGACTCGAAGACGAAATCTTGTCAGGAGAGCCGACCGAAGAACGCTGGAGCGAAATATTTTTGCAACTTCGCGCCAACCTTTTAAGACCTATCGACCTCCCCAATTTCACACAAACTGAATGGGCGAGATCATACAAACAGAATTTTTAACCCCTAAAACCAAAAAAATGGGACAGTCTAAAATCAAGACCATTCAACCGAATGGCACTTACGATAGTCAAAACGGCTTGATGTACAAATTCGAAGTTCAACTCGAATCCGGAGAAAGCGGAGAGGTATCCGCAAAGAGTGAAAACCGCTGGAGCGTAGGCGACGAAGTAGAGTTCGAAGTCACTCCGTCGAAGTGGGGCGACCGTATGCGGCTCACGAAGCCGGGCTTCGGGCAAGGAGGCCAAAAGAACAGCCCTGACATCCAGAAGCGTATCGACGCAAGCTGGGCAATCGGTCACGCTATTACCCAGGAGAGCGATCCCGAAAAGATCCTCGAAGCGGCTGAATTCTTGTTGAGCATTCGAAACACTTTAATTTCGAAGCTATGAGCAAGAGCCAGCAGATAAGATCTTACTTGCTGAAGCACCCCCAGGGAGGGTCTTCGAATATAGCGAGACGCCTGAAGTGTACGAGCCAACTGGTATCGAATGTAAAAGCGCAGATGCAACGTTCAGGAGAACTACCCCCACCAGAAAAATCCAAGAGCGGATTAATTCGTGAGCATCTGAAACGCTTTCCTTTGGATTCCTCTCGTACAATCGCCGATAAATATGAATGTACTGTGTCCCTTGTTAGCAATGTACGCAATTTAAGTATCCTTAAACAGCAAGAAAGCGTCTCACATAAGGTAACCCCTACCGAAGACGGAGATAATGCAAGGAAGGCCCATCTAAATAAGCGAGTGAAGGTTTCTCGCTCCTTCTTGTGGGGAGCTATTAAATACGAACGTTATGAATAACATCAAATTATTCCTAATCCGGAACTACGACTCCGTAGAAAAAGCCTCGCGAATTATCGGGGTCACTTCGAACACCGTTCGGAACTGGTGCGATAACGGCGGTAGAAATATGCTTAAGCACCTCCCGGAGATATCCGAAACGTGCGGAGCTACCTACGCTGAGATCGTGGAAGAAGTAATGATTTTCGAAAGAGAGGGGGTGGAATAACCCCCTTTTTTTTACTTTTAGCCGATGGACAACAACGAAAACAAAGGTATTTGGATCCCGTTCGAGATATGGGAACTTGCCGACCTCTCACCCATGCAACGAATCCTCCTTGCTAAGATTCATTCCCTGAGTCATAAGGACGGTTCTTGCTGGGCCGGGGACGAGTACCTCGCTGAGACATTGGTTTGCACTCCTCAATACATCCGTAAAATGCGGAAGGATTTGTGCGAGACTCATTACTTGGCTTGCGAAGGATACGGTCATAAAAGGAAGATGACGGTTATCATAGAAGCAACGATTGGAACAAGCAACGATAGGAACAAGCAACTACAGTTGCAAAAGAAGCAACAATCGTTGCAAAAGAAGCAACCACAGTTGCAACTAGAAGCAACTACAGTTGCGCAGACTATAGATGTAACTATAGAGAAGAATAAAGAACAACTAAAGAGAAGCAGATTTTCTCCTCCAAGTATTGAAGAATGCATGGATAAATTCGAAAAGGCAGGAAGCAGTACCGACGAAGGAGAGAAATTTCATAACTTTTACGAATCCAAAGGTTGGATGGTCGGCAAATCCAAGATGAAGAATTGGGAGGCGGCTGCCCGCAATTGGATCAAACGAAACAACGATGAACAACGAACTACAACAACGAAAGCACCAAGTAGAGACCAGCTTGAAAACTATCTCAAGCACGGGACTATTTAAAACGACCAGCGAAAGCGCATGGAAAGAAGGAACAAATATTCGAACCGCGCTCAGATACTTTCCAGAGCAAACACGATCGGAGGTCGTGCAGATGATTAAAAAGACGGTGGAATTTATAGACGCGAAGAAGACCCTCAACGGCTTCGAAGACTTCGCCCTCTGTGCAGAAACTATCTTCGACGTGTTCCCGGTTTTTAAACTTGAAGAATTAAGGTTAGTTTGCGACCGCATGAAACAAGGGCATTACGGTAAATTCTATGAGCGGCTCAAAATTCAAGAGTTCCGCGAGTGCTTAATCAAGCACGAAGAAGAACGCGCCCCTATCCTTGAGCGCATGAACAAAGAAATAACGAGGGGAACAGATCAACCGACCAACGTTCCAGAGTACGATGCAGAAGCGGCAAAGCTCGCCTATCGATTAAAGAACAACCCCTTCTTGATACCCGGAAAGAATGACAGTAGCAAAGGCGAAAGCGAAGCTCGATAAGATATTCTCGCAATTCATCCGGCTTCGCGCGGTCAACGACGAAGGGTGGGGAGAGTGTTTTACTTGCGGACGCTTGCGCCATTACAAAAGCGCAGACGCTGGTCATTTTATGGTACGGCAAAAGATGCCCACCCGCTTCGATGAGTTGAACGTTCAATTTCAATGCAAGGCTTGCAACGGATTCGAAGGGGGAGCGCAGTACGAATTCGCGAAACGCCTCGACGAAGAACACGGAGAAGGCACAGCGGATCGCCTCGTGAGGTTGAGCAACGAAACGAAACGCTTCAGCGTTCACGAGCTTGAGGATCTTTGTAAAATATACCGGGCGAAAGTAAATGAACTCAAGGCACAAAAAGGACTGGAATAACTTCCTAACGAGGAACTATTTAAAACTTCGAACCATCGGGCGACGATGGACGGAGAACCCTTCCGACCTTGTACATCACGTCTATCTCAGGTGCATAGATAAAGACTTCCCCGAAAACGCGCTGGGGTACTTTATTAAAGCCATGTACAACGAAGCCACACGGGGCAAGTTTAAACAACTCTATCACGTAACAGATAATGAACCGCAAGAACAAGCAAGCGAAAACGATTGGGCAAAAGCCATACAACGAGAACAGATGCAGTTGCTCCTCGACCGCCTCAGCTGGTTCGACCGCACCGTTTTCTCTCTGTACTTGCAAGGGTGGAATATGGCTGACGTATCTCGACGGTCTGGGATTGGAGAGTCTACCCTTTATCGCTCACTACACGTTACACGAAAAATACTAAAAGATGTTCTTCGTCACCGCTCAGAAAAGGAATGACCGCCTCGCGGTCTGTCAAGGCTGCGAACACTTCGTCGAGAAGACGAGGAGTTGCGGCCCGCTCGTAACCGAAGCCTTTACGGACTCGAAATTGTGCGGTTGCCATATGCCCACGAAAGCGCGCCTCAAAGTCTCCTCCTGCCCTTTGGGGAAATGGGAAGCAGAGATAAAAGAAAGCGACCTCGCAGAAATCCGCAAGCTCCTCGACAACCCCACCAAAGCAACTAACGGAGACCTCGCCCGTATTTATTCCAAGGCCACGGGAACGAATACCTCTCCTTCGTCTTGTTCGAGTTGTAACCGCCGGATGTTTAACCAACTCAAAGCCCTTTTAAAAGATGCCCCTCCCGAAACCAAATAAAAGCGAGAACCGCTACCTCTTCATGAATCGTTGCGTCAATTCCGTTATAGCGAAACGAGATTACGAGGATCCCGAAGAGCGCATTCGCGCCTGCGAATTAATCTACCAACAAACGATAAAAGAATGAGCTACACCAAAGAAGAGCGGGAAGAGATAGCGAAGAATATTCGCGAATACATGAAGCAACCCCACAAAGAACAATTCGAAACGGTTAGCTACGGAGGGATGAAAGTCCTACACCGTAGGCTCCCCCATATGAATTACTACGATCGCGACTGGCTCGAAACGATTGCGATGGACGTCGAAGGCCGTATATTGCACCCATGAGAAACGCACGTAAAGCCCTCCTCCACGCAAAGAACTACCTCCTCATCACGGAGAACGCCGAAGTCGTCCGCTTGCATGTCGGACAAGATCCCGCCACCCTTTTACTCACCCTAGCCGTTCACAATGCCGAATTCCTCCACACCCTCGAAGCCGTCATCGTTCAAGCTCATGAATCTCTCGGAGCTTCAGGAGAACCCGAACAACCCTCGGATAATTAAAGACGACAAATTCCAAAAGCTAGTCAAGAGCATAAAGGAATTCCCGGAAATGCTCGAAGCGCGTCCGATTGTCGTCAACCCAGAGAATATCGTTCTCGGTGGGAATATGCGCCTCAAGGCTTGCAAAGCCGCAGGACTCAAAGAAGCACCCGTCTACGTAGCCTCCTGGGAAGAGAGCAAGGCGAATGAATTTATCGTAAAGGATAACGTAGGATTCGGAGAATGGGATTGGGATATCCTCGCAAACGAATGGGACGCAACCCAACTCGAAGAATGGGGTCTCGATGTATGGCAACCCGAAGAAGAAGAGCAAGAAGGATTGACCGACCCCGACGAAGTACCCGAAGCACCGGAAGAGCCGAAGACCAAACTCGGAGACCTCTATATCTTGGGAGACCATCGTTTGCTTTGTGGGGACTCCACGAAAGCGGAGGACGTGGAGAAGCTAATGAACGGAGAGAAGGCCGATTGTGTTTGGACAGACCCACCCTACGGAATGAATGCTGTTTCTAAGAGTGGAGTTCTTTCGAAAAATTACAGCGGAGATATATTAGGAGACGATACACCCGAAGTCGCAAGAACCGCTTTTCCTTTATGGGGCGCACAGGTTCAGTTTTGGTTTGGAGCAAACTATTATCCCGAATGTTTACCAAGTTCAGGGTGTTGGGTTGTCTGGGACAAGAACAACGGAGGCTCTGACCAAGCCGATGCAGAGCTATGTTGGACAAATCAAAAAGGAGTAGTCCGTATATACAAACAAGCCTCTGAAAAAAGAAACCGAGTACACCCAACTCAGAAACCTTTTGAATTGGTTGAATGGTGTTTGAGTCGATGGGACGCGGGAACACTTATCGCAGACCCGTTTGCAGGAAGCGGAGTGGCATTTATAGCCGCAGAGAAGACAGGGCGCAAATGTTACGGGATGGAATTAGACCCCAAATATTGCGATGTCATCGTAAAGCGATGGGAGGATTTCACAGGTAAAAAGGCAGAGTTATGGAAGCAGTAAAATTAGACGAATTGAACACCCCTAAAAAGGAGGCAATGATTGAAGCTCTCGAGAAGTCGTTGGGCATCGTTTCAACGGCTGTAAAGATGGCGGGTATATCTCGCGGCACTCATTACAACTGGCTAAAAGAAGATACCGATTACAAGAAGGCGGTCGACTCTATTCAGGACGGCGTTCTCGACTTCGCAGAATCGCACCTCTATAAACTCGTGAAGGAAGGCAACCCCGCCGCGACTATCTTCTTTCTAAAGACCAAAGGCAAGAAGCGCGGATATATCGAACGGCAAGAGATAGAGGTCACCGAGAAGAAGCCGCTCTCCTGGCTCGATGAGTAAACTCGCGGCAACATATTACCACGTCAAAGAATCAAAGGCAAAGATTCAAGTCCATCAAGGCGGAAGTCGTAGCGGAAAGACTTTCAGTATCCTCACGGCTCTCATAGAGCTTTGTCACAAGAACAGCGGCCTCGTAGTTACCATATGCCGGAAGACCTTCCCCGCACTTCGTGCCACCGCGATGCGGGACTTCTTCGAGATACTCAACCGGGAGGATATATACAACCCCGACCTCCACAACAAGAGCGACGCGACCTATCAACTGTGGGGGAATATGGTCGAGTTCATCAGCATCGACCAACCGCAGAAGGTAAGAGGACGAAAGCGAGACGTTCTCTTCATCAACGAAGCCAACGAGATAAACCTCGAAGACTGGCGACAACTCCTCCTCCGAACCACGGGGAAAGTATTAATCGACTACAACCCCTCAGACGAATTCCATTGGATCTATGACGAAGTTATCCCAAGAGAAGACGCGGCGTTCTTTCAGACCACGTACCAAGACAACCCCTTCCTCCCTCAAAGTGTGGTCATGGAGATTGAACGCTTCAAAGAAGCAGATGAAAACTTCTGGAGGGTCTACGGACTCGGAGAACGAGGGGCATCACAAGCGACCGTCTTCACCCATTGG